AATCCAATAAAATTATCGTCGTTAATCCCTAAGTTGTTATTATCTAAAAATTTATTGATTATTTCTTCATAATAATCAAAATTTTTAACAACCAAATTATCTGTTTCCATTTTCTTTAATTAAAATAACAAGTTTACCATTACCTTTAATAACTCTATGATAGACACCTTTTGGTATAAATAAAGTATCACCCTCACTTAATATTTTCGGTAGTTGATTATCCATTTGGATTTGCCAACCATCTGATTCAAGAATTTTAACTTTTCTATCTTTAGCATCAAAATGCCATTTTAATTCGTGATCATCAATAGATTCGTCAAATGTTCTTTTTTTTACACCATTCCTATTTATCTCCTTAAACGGAAAATTTTCGTCCATATTACATTTTTTTGAAAAAAAAATTTATTTTATCACTACCATTTATTCTTAGATACGATCCCAAGTGACTTAGCGTATCTACCCACATTACACGACCAGTATCCTGCGGTTGTTCTGTCTTTTTTCTGGTCACATTTATGTCTAGCCCTAAATGATTTTGCGGCTTTTTTGTTAGCATTTCTAACTCTTAAATTTGGATCCCCAAATGTTACTTTTTTTATTGTACCTTTTGGTGTCTTAACATAAACAGCAAATTTCTTAGACCCACCTGGTGTTCTAAAAGGTTTATTTAGTTTGACATCCTTACCTCTATGTTTTGCCTCATTCAATTGTTCATCAATTTCAAATGGTACGTCTAACCAAATCTTTCTACCGTCTTCAAGAATTACTGATTTACCTAAATCACTTTCAATAATCCAAAGATCACGATTAGGAACTCTAATCTGATCATTAAAATACAACTCTCTAACTTCATTTATTAAACTAAAATAAGATTCAGAATAAACTCTAAAGATAGTTTCAGAAAGATTAATATTATTATCAATATGATATTTTAAATTATCCGATATTCCAACATTTTCTAATAATGTTAATTTTGGGCTAAGTTCTTCCTTTATAACTCTTTTAATAATATTTTCTAAAATTCTCATAATAACAGATATTTATTATTATAAATACATTTAAAAGTAGAATAAACAAACATATTAAATTATTATTATGAAAAAATATAGATTAAGTGAGGACGATATTAATAGAATTATTGGTAAAGTTTTATCCGAACAATCAGAAAAAAAATCACCTAAAAAAACAGACGTACAACCAAGATGTTTACCTGAAAACGTTGTACCCTTAACAGAAATTGTTGGGTTTGCAGATGAGTATATTAAATATGGTCCAGGTGTGACAAAAAGGAGAAGTGGTGTTAACTCAATGGTTGATACTTTAGGTATTTTAAATAACCTTAGATTATTTAAAGATATAAAAGATGGTGGATCACATTTGGCTTACGAAATGATGAATGGTTTAAATCGTTTTAGAAATAAAAACTATTATGATGAAACAACAAATGAATGTCGTAAAGCAATGGATAAAGTTACTGAGTTATATAAGGAAAATGAGCATGGTACAGAATTAGTTAAAGATATTGAACGTGTTTTAAATCTACAAACAAAGGATGACGAATTTACACCATCACCAAGAACAAAAGAATATTTAAAACAATGTATTAATTTAGTCAAAGGACAATAATAAATTTGCTTAGGACCATTACTGGTTATGGTAATGTTAAAGGGGACAATTCGCTACTGTCCCCTTTTTTATTTTCAAACTATTTATAAATAAAAAATATGATGAAGAATTATTGGACTCCAACTCCAAAAAAATGGAGAAGGTTAGGAGACTCTTTGTTGGCCGTAGCAACAGTTATTGCAATTGGTGGTATTTGGCAATATGATAGTCTAAAGGAAATTTTCAGTACTGGTGAATTAAAAATTATGATTGTATCCTCAATCGTTTTTGGTGTAGTCGGTAAATTTCTGACAAATTTCTTTAAAGACGACACAAAAGAGTCACAAGATTAACATTTTATTAAATTTTACTCCCCTCCATAAGAGGGGTTTTATTTTTTTTTATTATATTTGCTTTATGAATGATAAAAAAACTAAAAAAACAGTAGAACAAAAGAAGTTTGAACGAACATATGTAATGGAAGACTGTGTTATGATTTGGAAATATGATAACTATAAGACAAATACAGGACCATATGAGGTTGAAATTAAACAATTAAAGAAAAACACCTAATCATTATATTTAATATTATGAAGTTATTACCAGTTTTAAGTGAGATTATTAACAAGGAAAGCCTTATTTCGGCACTAAAAACTATGGATTTTAGTGAAAAAGAGGCTGAAAAAGAGTTAAAATACCATATAAATAGGTTAAAAAACCTTCCAGAAATCGTTAAAGGTTATCGTATTTTAAGAGTTGATGACGAAAAAGACATCAATTTAGAGGAAATTGGGTCGCATTTTGGTGAAAATAAGAATGATTTGTTAAGAAATCACTCATATTTGACTGGTTTTGGTGAAAAATACTTCATAATTACGGTAAAAATCCCTAAAAATGAGATAAATGTGTCTGAAACCATAGAAAATAACATACTTTACCCTCACGAAAGAGAAATTACAGTCAAAAACAACGGAAAAAACGTAAAAATCGTTAGAATTGAGGAGATTGATACTGAAAATGACTATTTTTTCTGATATTTATCCATAATTTTCTTAATTCTTTCCATTTCTTGATTAAAATGTGTTGAATCAAAGGTATTCATTGTGTTTTTTTGGATATTTTTAAGGTTTGTAACCATATCAAAGATTTTTTTACCATATTTCTTCCACCATAGGAAAAAAACCAATGATATACCTATTAAAACTACCATAAACACACATAAAATGATTAAAACTGCCATAATTATTACTTTTTTATTAAAAAATAGGTAAAAATTAAGTAAATGTCAACTTTTAACGTATTAATACAATATGTCCGTGGTCATTTCGCTTTTCATCGTTGTTTTTTACGTTAAATTTAAGATTCCAGATGTAAATACCATCCGAACATACCGTATTATTGTATGTTCCATCCCAATTTACGTTCAAATCCTCTGTTTCCCAGATTAATTGACCCCATCTGTTATAAATAGTGAACGAAAAACCATCAATATCTATTCCATCGTTAAAAATAGGTCTAAATGTTTGATTAAATTCGTTATTATCTGGTGTAAATGCGTTTGGAATCCAATATACGACCCCAATACAAGGTGTTATTGTGACATTATACGACTCTTCTGTCCTACATAGTACATTTTCCCTAACTAAATCAATATTATACACACCTGGTTGATTAAAAGTGTAAACTAAAGTGTCCCCAATGTAGTTTGATCCGTTAATTGACCAGATATTTGTCCCAACACTACTAGTTTCTGAGAAATAACTAACAGTTTTTAGTTCACCAGGACATAATTCAAAGGTTTGTTGTCCTAATAAGGTAAATGTCCAAAAAAATAATATAAAAATAATGTATTTCATTAGTTATGTTGTATTGGTGATAATGATGGTGTACCATAAACCCCAACAGTTGATTGTGTTGAGAATGTACAACCACCAGATGTTATTGTATATGTTATTGTTGAGGTGTTATTTGTACCATTAGTTACAGGATCTGGACAAAATTGTGTACCATTAACTCCAAGTCCACTAAAAACACCACCAATTGGTGTTCCATTTAATGTAACACAAGGATCTGATTCACAAAAAGGGCCAATTTGTGTGATTGTTGGTGTAACATTATAAATTAAAACGTTTAAACTAATTGGTGTCGCAGGACAATTCGCTGGTGGTGGGGATGTATATGTAACTGTAACACCATTTGTTATTAATCCAGGTGCTGCTGTAGACCAATTAACAGAAATTGCGTTTGTTCCTTGACCACTTGTTATTACCCCTGGTGCTATTATAGTCCAAGTGTATGTTCCAGCACCAATACTTGGCACAGAATACGTTGATAATGTTGTTGACTGGTAACAAACAGTATCAGGATTTACAGTTGATTGTGATAATAACACTCCCGACATCATTATCATTAAAAATACTAGTAACTTTTTCATAATTAATTATGAGTTATTGGTCCAATTATTAATGGTACCACGTTTATTGTTCCGTTAAATACATTTATTGGTGTGACATTATCACACGATGAACTATTATAACTTCCCCATACACCATCGGAACCTGGTGTTACTTGGATTAATAAACTTTCTGTTGTACAGGTATTTGCAACGACTAATGTTACACAAAACGACCAAATACAAGATCCCGAATCACCAAAATCATTACCTGGATTACCGTCATTATTTAAATCAAAAAAATAACCTGGACCAACAGTTGTAATTGGTGTTGTTGTTGATGTCACAGAGATTCTCCAAACCCATTGTCCACCACTATTATTACCACCACAATTTGCTGGTGGTGTTTGTGGTGATACACTTTGCCAACCAACACCTAAGTTAAGGTCAAAACCTTCAACCCAATTTGTACCTGCTTGCGTATAACTATTCATAGTAAAACACATAGTAACTGTTTGTCCTGCTTGATAGGTATTGTTTACTGGTTGGGGCGTTAAAGTAAAGGACGTTGTACCGTTACACTGTCCAAAGACGTATAAATTAAAGAAAATCAATAATATAGTTAATGTTAGTTTCATCATATATAAATATTACCTTGAAATGTTTTAAAAATCAACTATATTTCAATCAATGGTACGAAAAAAATATATTCAATTGTTCTTTGACACCGTGTTAAAAAAAGAACTACATAAAATGTTTGGTGAGGGGTCATATGTTGTTATAACAAATTTGTTTTATGTTAGAAGTAAAAAAACAACAACAATTAATCTAACATTATTTGTTTCAGAACCAAATTACATTGTGGATCTATACCCAATTGGTTTAGAAACTTTAGTTGTTAGCGCTTGGTCTGTGGTTGGGGATAAAACCCAACTAACAATTTCCTCATCCTTTGACCTAATACCTTAGTCCCACCACCATTCCATTCGTTCCTTTAGGATTTTAAATAATAGGTTATGTGCTTTTTCTTGATTATATTGTGCAACGTGATGACATAATGTTTTTTTATCTAAATCACTTTTCTCTTTTAAAACCTTACGAACTGTTGATGGGTATTTCTTTAAAAATTCATCATATCTTTCAGAAATTAAATCTTCTTCTAATGAATATAATTCTTCTTTACCTTCAATAGGTTCAAAACGATAATTACTTGTATAATAATCAATATATTCAACACCATAATAGTCTTCTTTAACTCGTTCAAGTAGATTAAGAACGATTGTCATATCACGATTATCACGATCAACATCAACGTGTCTATTTGCATAGATTATTTCTTCTCTTTGGTATTCAATTTTTTTTTGTAGTATGTTATATATAAACCAACCATCCCAGTTTCTATCTTTAAATATTGTTGGAAACCACCTAACAACGTTCTTGCATCCGACGATGAAATATCTAATCCGCCAGTGAACATTTCGTCTTAACCATGCTAATGGTGTTTTTCGATCCCAAATTGGTTCATTGGGAATTGTTAGTTTTTTGTAGTTTTTCATATTGTTCATCTTTATATTGTAAGTATAACGAAAAAATAATTAAAAAGTTAACAATAACACATAAAAAAGTTTCTAGTAAGTAATGCCAATTTGTTTGTGTCATTGATAAATGTGTACCAAACCATATAAATGAACCATACTTGTTCATTAATTGTATGATGAGGTATTTTACAAATTTCATTTTTTTTGATATAAATATTTGACAACACAGAAAAAATAAATTATGATTTCACAAAACAAAAGAAAATGAGTAAAGTAACAGAAAGTAGTAGTGTAGTTGTAAATTACACAGGAAAATTAACTGACGGATCCGTATTTGATTCTTCATTATTAGAAGGTAGAGAACCTTTGAACGCTAAATTAGGTGAAGGACAATTAATTCCTGGTTTTGAAACAGGACTAATTGGAATGATGGTTGGTGATAAAAAAACCATTGAGATTGATCCTAGAGAAGCGTATGGTGAGAGAAATGAGGAATTAATTCTTGACGTTGTAAAAACAAACGTACCTGAAAATGTTGAGATTGGTATGCTTTTACAAACATTCGGTCCAGAAGGTCCGGCGTTAGTTAAAGTTTTGGAAATTAAAGACGAATCAGTTGTGATTGACGCAAATCATCCTTTAGCTGGTGAGAAGTTAATTTTTGAATTAGAAGTAATGGGGATTTCATAATCCCCATTTTTTTAAATTTTTATATAGTCGGCCGATTGTTTAACTTCTTTTGACGTATCATCAGTTGGTTTAGTATCTACTGGCGTACCACTTGACGTTTGATTTGTGGAACTTGGTGTCGGTGTTGCTACAGTTGTCTTACCTAACGCATTTATAATCGCTTGAGCCGTTTTTGGTCCCATTTTACCATCAACAACTAATCCAGCACTAAATTTAGTGTTTAATAATTCTTGTAATTTTATTGTTGGTGTCTTTTCTGGTTGTGGATCAGTGGGTGTTGATTGTTCGTTTAAAACAATACCCATCATTTCTTTAATTCTATTGATTTCTTCACTAACTGAATTAGTTGTTGGAGGTACACCCGCTAATTGTTTTGGTGCTGTTTGATTTTGTAATTGTTGTATTGCTTGTTTTGTTGAAATAGTTTGTGCTCGTGCTTCGGGTTCATTAACATTAACTGGTGCTGACGGATTTAACTTATCATATATTGTTTGAATTTCAGTGTCGGTAAGTTTACCAGTTTCTGCAACACCAATTGTTTTTTGTATTTGTTTAATTAATGTTGGTGTTTGAGATTGTGTACTTGGTGTACTACCGTCACCTGGTGTGGGTTCTGGTGTTACTTCTGATTTATTTTGACAAAAACCTTTAAGTAATCTATTTTTTAATACATCATCAGCAGCGGTATAAACTACCTTATCTTTCATATAGATACCTCCAGCACATTTAAAAAACACCCATTGGTTTTGTCCTTCCGTTATTTTTATTGCAACACCAGTTTTTTCCTTATTTGGTATTATTTTCGCCCCATTTGGTATTGTAATTTTCGCCCCGGCGTCACTTTTTAATTCATGTTCTTTATTTGTTGTTGATATTGTTGGTTTATTACCACCACCAATTTCTGAATTAGTAACATTACATAATTTTTTTAATATACCAGATAAAGTACCTGTTGATACATTAAATAGTCTATTAGGGTATGCATGTGGTTGCATTTTACCAACACTCTTACCTTTACAGTAATAATACACTTTACCAGTTATTGTTGACTTTACATCTCCAGTCGTTTTGTTAACGAATTGATATTTTGTTTGAGCGACTAACTTATATTCGTCAATCTTTTTAAATGTTGTATTTTTCCAAAGTTTTAAACTGTGCCCAAGACTATTGACATCACCAAAAATAGTATTATTTTTTAGTGTGTACTCGTTTTTATTAATATTACCAGTTTCACTACCGCCACCACCAACATCAGTATTACAATATTTATTTTCTATAAACTTAGATAATTCATTGTTTGTATAAGTTGACAATCCTGGACCTGAACGTGTTCCTACGTATGTGAAATATTTTTTTCCACAATCGTATGTGAACATATCAGCACCCGACCCAATTGTGATTTTTCCGTTGTTTGATGTAATGTTTAAACCACTAGGAATAGGGAATTTCTGGATCGCGATACCACTACTTACATCATTAGATAATGTTAACTCATATTTTTTATCAGTTGTATCTTCTTTTATCAGTTGTTTGTTTTTGTAATTTTCTCTCAAAGGGTTTTTACCAATGTTATTCGTTTTAACCAAACCTTTTTTTATATTAGTACGTTGACCATCATTTAATAATAATTTTTTTAAGTCCATAATATTCTTTTTTTATAAATACAAACAAAAACAAAAAAAATTAATTAAAATTACTTTTTGGTTCATCTTTACCAAACTCAAGTCTATCTTTGAATATTTTTTCATATTTTGACAACTCAATAGTGTAATCCTCGGTTCGTTTTACTACAGTGTCAGTTAACACAGTTAATTTATCCAATAACATATCTTTTGTTACCAATTCTTCACCCATATCAATAAACGTAAATAATTTTTCTTTGTACGACTCTAATGCTCTACCTAATAATTTTCCCTTTTTAATAACCTCTCTATCGGTAAAATCTTTAAATACGGTTTTCATAACACTATTAATGTCTGATATAATATCCGTCGCTTTAGATAATAGTTCTACAATTGTATTATATTCAAGTGAATCCGATTCAATAATCATTATAATTGATCTTAAAAGACTTAACAAATCTTTTAATGTTGTCATTAACGCATTCAATCCTATACCACCGTGATGATACATTACCTGGAAATCATCATAACCAGCGGCCTGCTCAATAATTCTTGTTATTACATTTTTTAATTCAGATTCTGTTAGTTTAATAGTTTTTTTCATAGCATTTTTTATAAGTTTTTTCAATGTAATCCATAAAATGTTCAACAACATATTTGTGGAGTTCATCTATTTTATGGATACCATCAGTTAAATCAAGACCTAAATCTTTGTCGTGATCAGAAACTTGCCAAACAATTTCAGTTATAAAATCTTTAAAATTAAATTCACACATCTCTTCACTATAAAGTTCAAATGCAGAATTAATAATATCTTCAATCATCTGATGTCGTCTAATAAACGCAAATTGGTTTTCGTTTAGTATTATTTTCATAGTTTATTATGTTATTTGTGCTGTTTTAACACCAGTTAATCCGTAAGTACTTGACAACCATTTTTGCGTCAAGTCTTCAGTTTCAATCCAAGTTAAATTAAATTCGTCCTCCAAGATTGACCAGATTTTAATATAATCAATATACGCGATATTTTTTGATACTGAGTAAAAGATAAATTTTTCATCTTTCTTATTTGAAAAGAAAATCCAATCTGAACTCTCTTTACTTTGAACGGACTTTAAATCATTGTATAGGTTTAAAAATTCCATCGGATTATTATCAAATGCTAACTCTTTTAATTTATCTGAGGATCTGGTAATAATAATACCCGTATCAAATCCATACTCTTTAACCACGTTAAGTAATTTTTCCTTTAAAGAAATATTTTCTTTAATTATATCATACTGGTTTTCAGTTATTATTATTTTCATTAACACTCATCATTATTTTCATCCCAAAGTGCAACCAATTCATCAAAGTATTCGGTATACATCATATCGGTTATATAATCACGTAGATAGTCTTCAGTTTCGTCATTAAAAGTATCATCAGTTCTTTCGTAACCTTCATCACCATAAAAAAAACTAATACCCTCACCAATACAAAATTCAGCATACTCATCACCATCATCAAAATTACAAGGACTCTGAATTTCCATCTGAAATTCAATTGTGTCTCTAACCTCGTGAATACGTCGTAATCGTTTTAATTCTTCTTTAGTCATATCCTATAAATATATTTACATAACATAATTTATTGATATTTATTTATAAAGAAATAAAAAATGAAAAAATACCTTATTACTGAAGATCAAATGACACGAATAATGTTAAAAGAATCTACAAATATAAAAAAAGGGTTAGCACTAAAGGTTCAAGATGAGAATGGTGAATTTTATAAATCAATAATTAAAGAGTTTAAATCTGAAGACGACTTTAATAACTGGAAAGATAATTTAAAATCAAATGTGACATTAATTGGCGATATGGATATTGATGATGACGTTTCAGAAACCATTAACGAATCTACTTACGACAAAATACCGAAGGAAAAAAAGGATATTGGGTTTTATATGTTATTTAAAACACTACGACTTCGTTATCCATTTATTATTGATATCATACCAAATCTTGATAAATTAAAACTTTACGGTACTTTATTACATTTTGATGTTGTATTTGATTTAAATAAATTTTATGAAATTACAAATACACATTATGATTACCATTATCAAAATAAAGATCATCTCTTAGAATTATTAAAAAACGACCATCATTATTTATCAACATATACCGACTCAACGTTTAGAGATCAGATAAATGATTTTGATAAAGAAATTAGAACTTTTATGAATAATTATTACGCAACAATAAAGCCTGATATGCGTTACTCAAAATTTGATCTTTGGGATGAAGATGATTTTAGAAATAGTGATAATCCTGAATTCTATCTGAAATGGTCTAAAGATAAAGAATCACCAATGGTTGATGCTGGTCATTGGTTTTCAGTTGTTGATATTGAGAAAATAAAAAAAATTAATCTTAATTAATTGTCGGATTGAAATTTTGTTTTTTTAAACGTTGAGTTAAGTTCATCATAAAATTGATTCCTAACATAATTTGCAATTTGATTTCTAAACATAACATAATTACCAGGTAAATTTGAATTATCTGGAAATTCAATGGACACAATTTTACTTGCAACAATGTTTGACATAATATACCTAAAATCAGTCATAGCGTCTCTATCACCCAAATTAAACGACGAGACAAGTCCATTATCAGATAATAAAAAAATGAGTTCATCTTTAATTTGTCTATGTCGTCTAATAAGTTCTTTTGCCATAAACATAAATAGTTATTAAACAAAAAAACCCACAAAATAATTGTGAG